CTTCCGCCCCGAGTGTGCGTAGCAGGGGGTGAATGGGGCCTCAGCACCCTTTTAAGCCCTCTTAAAATGATTTTAGAACGCCAGGAGCAATGGGCATGACCGTGTTGGTCGATCATCGGGGCCAACCGCTCCGCAAAGAGGTCATGACGCGCGATGTCGCGGGGCCGACCCTGGCGGGCGTGCGCTCGCCCCATACCGGTTATCCCGCCGATGGCCTCAATCCGGTGCGTCTGGCGCGGCTGCTGCGCGCGGCCGACATGGGCGACCCACTGGCCTATTTCGAACTGGCCGAGCAGATCGAGGAACGCGACCTCCATTATCTGGGCATATTGGGGACTCGCAAACGGTCGGTCGCGCAGATCGATGTGACGGTTGATGCCGCCAGCGATAGTCCGCTTGACGTGGAGATCGCCGACCGCATCCGCCGCTGGATCGATCGTGACGAACTGGCTGACGAAACCTTCGATATTCTCGACGGCGTCGGCAAGGGCGATGCCTTCACCGAAATCGTCTGGGACACCAGCAGCGGCCAGTGGGAACCGCTGCGCCTGGAATGGCGCGATCCGCGCTGGTTCAGCTATGATCCTCTGGACGGACGGACGCCGTTGCTGCGAGGCGGCGAGGACGGCAACAGCCCGGATTGTCCGCTGCCGCCGTTCAAGTTCATCCGTCACACGGTCAAGGCAAAGTCCGGCCTGCCGGTGCGATCGGGCCTGGCACGCATCGCCGCCTGGGCATGGATGTTCAAGGCCTTCACCCAGCGCGACTGGGCGATCTTCACCCAGACCTATGGCCAGCCGGTCCGCATCGGCAAATTCCGTTCGGGCGCGAGCAATGAGGACAAGGCCACGCTGTTCCGGGCGGTGGCCAATATCGCGGGGGACTGCGCGGCGATCGTGCCGGAAGGCATGTCGATCGAATTTATCGAGAGCAAGAACGTCAGCTCGGGCAGCGATCTTTACGAGCGTCGCTCGGACTGGCTGGATCGGCAGATGAGCAAGGCGGTGCTGGGCCAGACCGGCACTACGGACACGAAGTCGGGCGGCCTGGGCGATGGCGGCAACAAGGTGCATTGCGATGTTCGGGAGGATATCGAAACCGCCGATTGCAAGGCGCTCGCCGCGACCCTGAACCGCGACCTGGTCCGCACCTGGGTCGATCTGGATTATGGGCCGCAGAAGGCCTATCCGCGCATCCGCATTGCGCGGCCCAAAGCCGAAGACATGACCGGGCTGGTCCAAGCGCTGGAGAAGCTGGTGCCCATGGGCATGCGTGTCCAGGCCAGCGAAATTCGCGACAAGCTGGGCCTGTCCGACCCGGATGCCAAGGCCGAACTGCTGCGCGCGCCCGCTGCGCCAGCAGCGCCGGCAACGCCTGACCGGATCGCGCAGCCCTCGCTTGGCCTGGTCCGCGCGCTCCAGGCCGCTGGCGCTGGCAAGACCGCGACCGTCCCGGCGGATGCGGTGGCTGACCGTCTCAACGTGGAAACGGCCCCCGACATGGCCGAGCTGCTGGAGCAGATCGATGCGATGATGGACGCGGCCGGTGACCTGGGCGAGTTTCGCGAAATGCTGCTTGCGGCCTATCCCGACCTCCCGATCGCGCGGCTGGCCGGCAAGATCGGTGACAGCCTGGTTGCCGCGCACGCAGCCGGGCGGTTCGACATCGAGGAAGGCGCGAGCGATGCCTGACGTTTTAGTCTTCAGCTTGTGCATTGTAGCCGGCGCCGTCGGCTTTGCGGTTGGCGTGCTATTGGCCGCCAGGCAAGCCGGCGACCTTTGATGCCCAGCCAGCCCAGCGTCGTTGCCGGCGCATACCGGCGGCCGTTCACCGAACAGGTCGCTTTCTTTCGGGGCAAGCTCGGCAATCTGGTCCCAACCCAGTTCTGGGATGACCTGGAGCGCGAACAGCATGACACGGGCTTCATGGTGGCCGGCGCGCAGAAGGCCGACCTGCTGAGTGATCTGGCCATGGCGGTCGACCGGACGATCGCGGAGGGCAAGAGCCTGGACGCGTTCCGCAAGGATTTCCGGGCGATCGTCCAGCGCCATGGCTGGCATGGCTGGACGGGCGAGGACACGAAAGGCGGCCGCGCCTGGCGGACCCGCACCATCTACAAGACCAACGCATCGACCAGCTATTCTGCCGGCCGCTATGCCCAGTTGGTCGCGGACGATTATTCGATCTGGATCTACTTCCATGGTGGATCGAAGGAACCGCGCCAGGAGCATCTCGATTTCGACGGCCTATGCCTGCCGCCTGATCACCCGTTCTGGAAAATCTTCTACCCGCCCTCGGATTGGGGATGCAGCTGCTATGTGCTGGGCGCCCGCAGCGAGCGGGAGGCGCGGCGGCTGGGCGGCAAGCCGGGCAAGAAGCTTCACGAGGGCTGGGACCGGATCAACCCCAAGACGGGCGCGCCATTCGGGGCGGGCCGCAATTGGGACTATGCACCTGGCGCCAGTGTCGCGCCGATCGTCCAGGCATCGGCCGAGAAAATCCGGCATTGGGATTATCGCATCGGCAAGGGCTTCATGGAGGGCGTGCCCGAGGCGATGCGGGACGCCCTGGCGGAAAGCTATCGCGCGCTGCCTTCCGTGGCGGATGATGCCCGCCGCTATGCCCGCCGCATCTGGGGCGAGAGCGACGGCATGATCGAGCCGTTGCGCACGCTTGGCCTGGTCGGGCCGCGCCAGGCCGAGGCGATCCGGACAGTCATTGCCGGCGACACGCCGATCGACCTCTACGATTACTCGCTGGCGCGCCACGATCTGGACCATATCCGCGCCGCGCATGGCAACGCCGCGACCGAAGGTCCGCGTGGGCAACGGGCTATCGTGCCGGACGATTTCGCGATGCTGCCCCAGATCATTGCCCGGCCCGACGCGATCGAGCCGGCCGGCACGTCGAAGGACGGGGATCAGCTGGTCAATTTCGTGAAGCGGATCGGCGGCCAAACCTATGTCGCCACATTCGTGATCCGGCGCGGCCGGCGCACGGTGGCGCTGGTGACCATGTATGTTCGTATCGGGAAAGGTGGAAGCGGAGCCGCGACCCAACGCCGCTGAACGTCCTACACATAAGCGCAGGAGGCCGCTGCCACGCTTCCAGGGAAGTTTATAGCCATGATCAAGGTCGATTTCAAATATGTGGTGGTAGGGCAGGCCTTGGGCGAGGCGTCGCGCAGGCTGTCCGACATGACGCCGGTCCACCAGTCGATCGGCAATTATGTGGTGCGCGTCACCAAGGAGCGTTTCAAGAAGGGCATCGATCCTGATGGCAACGCTTGGACGCCGAAGAAGCAGGCGACTATCGATCGCTACAAGGAACGCGGCGACGGTGACCGGCCCGATCCGCTGATCGGCCCGTCGAAGCGGCTGTCGAGCGAGATTGCGCAATATGCCGATGCACAGGGCGTCGAGATCGGGTCAGCCCTGGAATATTCTGCGGTGATGCAGAATGGCGCGAAGCAAGGGGCGTTCGGCAAGTCGCCACGCGGCGGCCCGATCCCCTGGGGCGACATCCCCGCGCGCCCCTGGCTGGGCCTGTCGGAAGAGGATGAGGCCAATATCATCGACATTGCCGATGAATATCTGGAACAGGTCTTCAACCTCAGCGGTTTCAACGGCTAACGCGCGCCGTTTGATTTTCCTGGGCGCCGGTGGCAGGTTGCCATCGCGCCCGCAACGAGCGCCTTCCTCCCCATAACCAGCACCCATGGCCGCGCCCGCAGCCATGTTTTGCCCTGTCCAGCGCGGGCACAACTGCGGCATGACGAAGTCGCTCTCCAACATTGCCCTCTGCTCCGCGATCGCGATCGCGGCCAGTGACGCGCCGCCCGAGTGGCTTCACCTGCTTCCAGCCGGCGAAATCTTCACCAATGACGGACGCGGTCCCTATCGCGCCGGTGACATGGTCGCCCTGATGGCGGCCTCGCTCAATGCCGGCGACAAGCTTGTCCTGGACGAATGCCATTCGACCGATCTGGCGGCGCCACGTGGCGAAGAAGCTCCAGCCCGCGCCTGGATCGTCGAACTGCAACAGCGTGCAGATGGGCTGTGGGGGCGGCCCGAATGGCTCCCGGCCGCCGTCGAGCGCCGCATCTGGAAAGAATATCGCGGCGTCTCGCCGGTCATCCTGCACCGCAAGGACGGGACGATCGACGCTGTGCTGCGCGCCAGCCTTACCAACAAACCGAATTTTCGGGGCCTTGTGGCCCTTCATCAGGAGAATGCCATGGATTTCCGTGCATGGCTGATCGAGGCGCTTGGCCTCGACAGCGCAGCCGACGACGCCGCGATCATGGCGGCGCTCAAGGCCAAGTTCGAGGGCAAGAAGGACGATAGCGAAACCGCGCTCCAGTCCGCCCTTGATCCCATCGCCCAAGCGGCGGGCCTCGCGGTGGGTAGC